TGCTCATTAATCTGCGCCGGCATGACGCCGGATCCCTCCACGCTGCCGCTTGCAAGCTCGCTTACATTGCAGGACGGCTGCTCTTTCATCGCTCGCAGCGCTATTTTAAGAACTAAAACTACCTGAAAAGAGGTGAATGATCTATGGAATACGGGCTGCCGTATCTTAAAAACAAGCTGACCGCAAAGCAGCCGAGAGTGCGCACACGGTATGCTTACTACGATATGAAGGTCTCAGTCAATGAGCTGAGCAGTATACTCCCGAAGGAATTCAGCTGGCTCGCCCACTCTCTCGGCTGGTGTGCGAAAGCGGTAGACAGCGTCGCTGACCGTATCATCTTCGACAGATTCAAAAATGACGATTTCGGACTGGGCGAGATATACAGGCTCAACAATGCCGACGTACTGCTTGATGACTCGGTGCTGTCGGCGCTGATATCCTCTTGCAGCTTCCTGTACATTGGTCAGGACGATACAGGCTATCCTACTATGCAGGTGATCGACGGCGGAAACGCTACGGGCATTATAGACCCGGTCACCAAGATGCTCACAGAGGGGTATGCGGTCCTCGAACGCGACGAGCACAACAATATCAAGTCGGAGGCTTACTTTCGTCCTTATCAGACCGGATACTACGAGGACGGAAGGCTCGTTGATACGTTTTATCACGATGCTCCCTATGCACTTCTTGTGCCGATAGTAAACCGTCCCGACGCAAAGCGCCCTTTTGGTCACAGTCGTATCAGCCGTGCTTGTATGCACATCACGCAGGCTGTACTCAGGACATTCAGGCGCATGGACGTCTCGGCTGAATTCTACAGCTTTCCGCAGAAATATATCCTCGGATTATCGGACGATGCAGAATTCAACAGGCAGGCGGCAACAATATCTACCTTTTTGAGCGTCGGCAATGATGAAAACGGTCAGAGACCCTCTGTCGGACAGTTCCAGCAGCAGAGCATGGCACCGTATGTGGAGCAGCTCAAAGCGTATGCCTCGGTATTTGCCGGGGAGACGGGTCTGACGCTCGACGACCTCGGCTTTACGACCTCGAACCCGGCAAGCTATGATGCTATAAGGGCATCACACGAGCAGCTGCGGCTCACAGCCCGCAAGGCTCAGCGGACATTTGGTGTCGGATATCTCAACGCCGGTTATCTTGCTGCTTGTATCCGTGATAAGCACAGCTATGAGCGTCGGGCATTCGCCAACACCGTACCTGAGTATATGCCTATCTTCGAGCCTGACGCAGCTGCACTCGGAGCTGCCGGTGATGCGATACTAAAGGTCAATCAGGCTTCCGAGGGATTCTTCGGCGCTGATAATATCCACCGCCTGACAGGACTGGAGAGCGACAATGGATAAGGAAAAGGAGATTATCGGACGCATATACGGTGACAAAACTCTCATAGCTCTGCGCAGGAAGATCAATGAAGGCAAAGGAACGTTTAAGGACACGGCTGACTACAGCGAGCGTGCGGCGGAGCTCCTCGGGAAGTATTTCTCAAAAGATGTCCTGTCATTATCTGCGGTCGAGCGTATCGCAATGAATGATTCTCTGCTCCGCGACAGATACAAGGACATAAATGAGCTCCTCGACATAGTCCAGACAGCAGCCGATGAAGCACAGGGTATCCATATCCGACCACAGCACGCGCCGTATAATGAGGAGCGTGCCGATCAGATAGGACGCTCGCTGACGGATAAGACTGTATCCGATGAGGTCATCAAGCGTCGGGCTAAGTCAGCTCCCGCAACGGCTGCAAAAGCAATGCATGATGACTACATCAAGAAAAACGCCACCTTCCGCAACGATGCAGGGCTGACCTGCTACATCGTCCGCGAAGGCTCACATTGCTGTCCGTGGTGTGCGGAGGTGGCAGGCAAGTACAAGTTCGGCGAGCAGCCCGATGATATCTTCCGCCGCCACGATAACTGCGACTGCACTATCATATACGACGGGCAGAAGCTGCGCGGTAAACAGAATGCCGACGGCTCACGCTCGAAGACGTGGGAGGAAGTTCCCGATGTTCCCGAAAGCAAGCCGACAGTGCTTTCCGAGGCTGAGGCGAGGGAAAAAGAAAGAGAAAACATGGTACAGTTCCGAGGACTGTCTCAAAATCAGAATTATATTATTTCTGCTAAGCATTCATCAAACGCCTATTCTGTTAACCGTGAGCTTGTAAACTCTAAGTTATATCACGATAAATTTGAGGATATAACACCTCACAAGGCGACAAACGAAAATATATATCAACAAGCAAAACGGCTGCTTGAATTTCGTGACGGAAGCGAAAACGAAAGTCTCATCGTTCTTGATTCAAGAACCGGAAAGCTTATTGTTGATAATTTTGAAAATTCTGACATCAAACTAAAAACAGGTCTGACAAATGAGCAATATTCATATGTGACAAAACATAATGGCAGATTTGTTATTCTTCATAATCACCCGGGAAGCACGCGCCCTTCAGGAACAGATATTTTAACGCTTTGGAGGGAAGAAAAAGCTGATTGTTCCATTGTTGCGGGACATGACGGGACCGTTTTTCTTATTTCTGAAATGGATAGAAAAATTTCTCTTGACAAAATCTATTATGACGAGTATAATAAGTGTATAGATATGCAATTTCCGAGGGATTTTGCCGCAGCTAAAGCAACTGACAAGCTGTATGAGACAAATGCGTTTGTTTATCAAAAGAGGTGATTGGCATGAACGAAGAAATTAGAATTTTTTCAGATGATAATGCTGAACAGTGGAAAAAAAACAACCCCGAGTTATTAAAAGAACTTGAAAAACAGTATAATGAACTTAATAACAATGAACCGTCTAAGTAATTAGGCGGTTTTCTTATGCCCTCATGAAAGGAGCAAGCATGATAATCGCTGTTGATTTCGATGAGACCCTACAGATAGCAGGAAACCCGAATATACCGCTTTTCCGTTCTCTGATATCAAAGCAGAAGCAGGGCAATGCTATCATACTGAATACTTGCAGGCAGGGAAAAAGGCTTGATGAAGCGGTCGTTTTTTGTTTAAAGAACGGCTTGAGATTCAATGCGATAAATAGAAATATTCCTGATATCATCAGGCGTTTCGGGTATGACCCGCGCAAGATCTATGCTGATATGTATATTGATGATAAGGCTGTAAAGCCCTGAAAGGAGAAGCACATGACTGAAAAGCAGAAGGAATTCCTCACCGAGCTTGATGCGCTGCTGAAAAAGCACAATATAAGTGCAATGTACGGCGATGATCTATATACCTGTTTTGAAAGCAATGGTGATACATTAAGAATCGGCAACTATAAAAATGGAGAATTCAAGCACATCGTCAGCAACCAAAAATCATATATGCCCGAAGCACCATAACAGGTGCTTTTTTCATGCATGAAAGCAGGTGACAAAATGGCAAAGCCTAACCTACGCCCCGACCACAACGGTACTCAGAGGGCGCAGTTCAACAGCAACAAGAAGAAAATATTCGCCACGCAGAAGGTATGCGGTATCTGCGGCAAGCCCGTGGACTTCGGCTTTAAATTCCCCCACCCTCTGAGTCCGACCGTTGACCACATTATCCCCGTTGCAAAGGGCGGTCACCCTTCGGACATGAGTAATCTCCAGCTCGCACACTTCACCTGCAACCGTCAGAAGTCCGACAAGCTGAGACCGGGTCAGGACTTTTCCGACGGTACGGAGCTTATATCCAACCGCTTGCTGCCGCTGACATTTGACTGGCGACAGATCTGAGCCGCTGAGCCACATATGAAAGGAGCTGTCTTATGACTGAGACACGGTTCGGCAGACAGACTCCTACACTATCAGTCGTCCTGCCGTATACGCAGTCTCTCGGAGCAGAGGCTGTAGAGATATACAACAGGTCGAAGCGTTCTTCAATGCCATGGCAGGAGCTGATGCTCGAAGACATCATGGCAGTGAACGAGGACGGCACCTTCGTCCACATGAAATTCGGCTGGTCAATACCCCGACGCAACGGCAAGTCCGAGGTGCTTATCATGCGAGCTATATGGGGTGTGACTCACGGACGCCGTGTGCTCTATACCGCCCACAGGACGACAACATCGAGCAATGCGTGGAGCAAGTGCTGCGACCGTCTCTCCGAAGCAGGCTACAAGGAGGGTGTTGACTACAAGACCACCAAGAAATACGGTCTTGAAACTATTGAATGGCTCAAAGACGGCAGTGGTGCGGTCATAAACTTCCGTACACGTTCGAGCAAGGGCGGTCTCGGTGAGGGTTATGACGACCTCATCATCGACGAGGCTCAGGAGTACACCACCGATCAGGAGAGCGCTCTGAAATACGTCGTTACCGACAGCAAGAATCCTCAGACCCTTATGTGCGGAACTCCGCCGACTGCTGTCTCATCGGGTACAGTCTTTATGAAGTACCGCAAGAGGACATTCAGCGGAGAAAATGAAAATGCCGGCTGGGCTGAATGGAGCGTGCCGGCTCTTACAGATGCGCACGACCCGGAGCTGTGGTATGAGACTAACCCCTCGCTTGGATATATCCTCAGTGAGCGTACTATCAGGGACGAGCTGGGCGGCGACGACGACAAGGTCGATGATAATATCCAGCGTCTCGGTCTGTGGCTGACCTACTCGCAGAAGTCTGCTATCAGCCGAAGAGAGTGGGAGTCATATATCATAGAAAAGCCGGAGCTGAAAACTCCGGTCAAGCTGTATTATGGCGTGAAATATGCAAAATCGACATCGAATGTGTCATTGTCTGCTGCGGTGAAAACGGCTGACGGACGGATATTCGTCGAGGCTGTTGACTGCCGACCAACACGGGACGGTAACAGCTGGATAATCGACTATCTCAGGAATGTCCACGCGGAACAGGTGGCTATCGACGGAGCTGGCAATCAGGATATACTTGCAAAGGAGATGAAGGAAGCAGATGTAAAGTGCAGGGCTGTTTTGCCGAAGGTCTCGGATATTGTCAATGCAAACGCGCTGTTCGAGAAGGATCTGTTCGCAGGCTGTATATGTCATGCCGGTCAGCCTTCACTCACTCAGGCGGCTTCCAACTCCGAGCACCGTCCGATCGGCAGCAGCGGTGGATTCGGGTATGTTTCGCTGCTCGAGGGCGTTGAGATAACACTGCTTGAATCAGTATCCCTTGCGCACTGGCTGTGTGCCGCTGCCAAGGAAAAGAAAAAGCAAAGGATAACTTATTAACAGGGAATGCTCACCGGCGTTATCACTCTTGTATACATGGTCACTAAAGACCGTTACGACAAGAAATAATTTCTTTTACATAAAAAGAAATAGCCGCCCGACTTCCACATGGGCGACTATTTCTATAGTCAAACAATAAGGGGAGTGACCGCTGAGCCATGATGCTTATGCGATGCTCTCTTTGTATAGTATTATATCACCATATATGAGATTTGTCAAGCGCTTATGGCGCTTATTTTTATGCCGTTTTGGAGGTAGCTATGGAAAAATCAAAACTTGACAAGATCAACACGTTCACGCGCCGTCCGCTGCGTGAGGAGGAAATATACGCATTCCCGTTAACTCTGTGCGATAACGATATCGACAGGGACGGGGAACGCTTTTCGGACGAGGCACTGCTCACCATGAGCAAGCTTTTCATCGGAAAGACCGGCATTTTTGACCACAACCCCACCGGTGACAATCAGACTGCACGTATCTTTGACGCCGAAGTCGTTGTCTCCCCCGAAAAGCATACAAAGGACGGTCGCGTTTATAGGTATCTCAGGGCTGAGGCATATATGGTGCGTACAGACAGGAACGCGGACCTCATAACCGAGATAGATGCCGGCATAAAGAAAGAAGTCAGCGTGAACTGCTCCGCGAATAAACGGATATGCTCGGTCTGCGGTGCCGATATCAACAAGGAGCCCTGTGAGCATCACAAGGGACATTTATACATCGGCAGCGGAGAATGTCACGTTATACTTGACGACATCACCGATGCTTACGAATGGAGCTTTGTAGCTGTACCTGCGCAGATAAATGCAGGAGTCACAAAGAAATATGATATCAAAAAGGAGGAAAAATCAATGGGAAACGAATTCACACCTATCACAACACAGGCTGAGCTTGACGCTAAGATCAGCGACGCGGTGGCAGCAGCTGTCGCGGAGAATGAGAAAAAGTATGAAGGCTATAGCTCTCCCGAGGACGTCGCCGCTCTGACAAAGGAGCGCGATGACAGCAAAAATGCCGCTGATGCTCTCAGTGCAGAGAACAAGTCATATAAGCTCTCTGCCATGAAGATGAAAGCGGCTAACGAAAAGGGGATCCCCTTTGAGCTTGCCGAAAAGCTTTCCGGCGAGACTGAAGAGGAAATAAACCGTGATGCTGAGAGCTTTGCAAAGTATTTCAATGCTCCCAAGTATAAGCCTACGCCTCGATTCTCAGGCGAGAGTGGCACTGTAAGCGGCACAAATGCTGCCATGCTCGACGCTCTCCGTGAGGTCAACCAGAACTAAGGAGGAAAATAATTATGGGTACAAAAACATCATCAGGAACACTGTTCAAGTCTGAACTCGTGCTCGACCTTTTCAACAAGGTCAAGGGCAGGTCAACGCTCGCAAAGCTCTGCGGCGGCATTCCCATCGCATTTTCGGGCATCGACGTAATGACATTTTCTATGGACGGCGAGGCAGCTATCGTCGGTGAGGGTGCTCAGAAGCCTGCCGGTGAAGCTGCCACAGGTACTGTGACTATCAAGCCTGTCAAGTTCGTATATCAGCACAGAGTTTCGGACGAATTCCTGAAAATGTCAGAGGAAAAGCAGCTCCCTATCATGCAGACATTCAACGACAGCTTCTCAAAGAAGATAGCAAGGGGCTTTGATATTGCTGCTTTCCACGGCGTCAATCCTGCAACAAACACCGCTTCAACTATTGTCGGAACGAACTGCTTTGACAGTGCAGTTACCACAACGATCACATTCGATTCGGCTGCTCCCGATGATAACATCGACAGCGCTGTTGCACCTATCCAGACGGCTGAGAAGGACGTGACGGGCATTGCTATGGCTCCTGCGTTCGGCTCTGCACTCGGTGCGATGAAAATGGCTGATTCTCACGCTCCGATGTATCCTGAATTCCGCTATGGTGCAAACCCCGGCAACTTCGGCGGTATGCCTGCGGACATCAACAGCACGGTCTCCTTCGGCAACAGTCTTGACAGAGCTGTCGTCGGTGATTTTGCAAATGCTTTCCGTTGGGGATATGCTCAGAACGTGACCTTTGAAGTCATTCCTTACGGTGACCCCGACGGGCAGGGTGACCTCAAGCGCACAAATGAGATAGTGCTCAGATCTGAGTGCTATGTCGGCTGGGGAATTCTCGATGCGGCATCATTCACTCGTGTGGTGGCATCAGAATGAGATATCGTCATAAGCAGACCGGCGCAATTATCGAGATAACCTCCGAGCTGATCTCTCCCGACTGGGAAGAGGTCACTGCTCCTGCCGGTGACAACAAAAAGGAGGCTGACAATGGGAACAGTCTACGCAAGCGTAAGCGACATAGCAGCTCTGGGGATAAGCCTGACAGCACAGCAGCAGGAGGCAGCTGAGATACTTCTCAGCACTGCCTCTGCAAAGCTGCGGCTTGCTGCTGAAAAGCACGGAAAGGACCTTGATGAGCTTATAGGTGATGATGCTGACTACGGCGAGGCTGTTAAGGGTATCGTGATACAGGCTGTCACAAGGGCGCTCAGCAGCATCAGTGACAGTGCACCGACAGCTACTCAGGGCTCAGAGACCAACGGCAGCTACAGCATATCAATGACCTATCTCAACGCAGGGCAGTCACTGTACTTCCTCAGAAATGAGCTGAAAGAGCTTGGTCTGCTGCGTCAGGTGTACGGGTCTATCGATATTTATAATTCGGAGGAGTGAAAGTGTATGTTTACGAACTGCGAGGGCTGCACGATCTATGAGAAGACGACAGTAAACAGAGCCCCTGCATACATAAGGCACACAACAGCAGACATCTTCTGGCAGCCGTCGGACGGTCAGACAGGCAGTAAGGACAGGCAGGAGCAGCGTTCTGTGTTCGTCAGTATCCCCGAAGCATCGACAACATATCTTCCGAAGAAGGACGACAGAGTTGTACGCGGCATACTTGCTGCCGAGACTCCGCCGCACGATGCGTTTACGGTCATGAACGTCAAGGATCTCCGCTACGGCTCGAAGCGTGTACGGCACATTGAGCTGACATTGGAGTGATGCTATGATAGAGTTCAAAGGGCTTACATTTTCGCGTGGCTTTGAAAGCGATTCTCAGAAGAGATTTGCCGGTGCTCAGGATCGTATTGACGGTGAGTGCCTGCGCTATCTGCCGGACTACACGCCGATAGCAATGAAACGATTCAAAAATCGCGGCAAGATGAGTCAGGCTCATAAGGTGGAAAAGCCCGGAGTTATCATCAACACTGAGCCTACTGCACGCGAGGAATACTACACAAACAAGGGTTATTCCGGGCGCGGCAAGCTATGGTTCGAGCGCATGAAAGCCGACCATAAAGACGATATACTGAGAGGACTGAAAAAACGATGAAAAAGCCTATGATCGAGGGCGTGAGGGACTACATCATGAACGGCTTCCCCGAGCTGAAGAACGGGGGTCTGATGATAGACGTGCTGGGCGCCGAGCCGGTGGAGTACACCGTTGAGACAGTCCCCTGCGACCCCATTCACACACGATACGTTGACGGAAGCTGCCTCAAGCAGTTTCTTTTTATATTTGCAAGCCGAGAGTATCTGGGCGAGGACGTTAATCAGGCGATAGAGAATTCCGCATTCTACGAGGAATTTGCCGACTGGATCTATGAACAGGATCAGTCCGGCAGCCTGCCCGATCTTGACGAGGGACGCACACCTGTCAGCATAGAGGTACTGACGGGCGGGTATGTCCTTTCCGAGACCGCTACTACCGCACGTTATCAGATACAGCTGCGGCTTATCTATGAGGAGGATTAAAATAATATGGGTATAGTACAGAGACATAAGGTCCTTGCATTTTACGGTGTTCCAGGTGAGAACGACAGTGTAACATACACGAGAATGTCGAAATTCACGTCACTCACGCAGAACAAGAACCCTATCGAATATTCGCGTCAGTACGTCGATGAGCCGTTCACAGAAACAGACGTTGTCGGCTACGGTCCGACTATCGACTACGCATTTGACAAGCATACAGGCAATACAGTCCATGAAGACATCGTTGCTGTCACCAATGGAGAGAAGCTCGGCGATGAGGCAGTGAGAACGATCGTCATCATCGACATCAGTGACACTACAGTCACGGGCTTCAAGCGCGAATACTCGGTCATTCCGGGTACAGAGGGCGACAATGTCAATATCTACACATACTCGGGCAGCTTCAAGGCTCGCGGCGAGAAGGTAGATGTATCGTCTATCACAACGACAGACGACTACCAGACTATCACATTCACAGAGGCTGATTAGATAGACGGAGCTGAGGCGGGACCAGCCGCTGTCAGCTCCATGTCCGAGGACTCAACAATAACTGAGGAGGAAGAAAATGAAGACATGGGAAGTTAACGGCATCAGTCTTGACATCGACCTTTCTGACGCTGATTGCATGGAACGGGTCGAGAACGCATTCGAGAAGATGAAGAATTCTGAGAGCGTACTTAAAAAGGACGGCAAGCAGTCTGAGAGGATAAGAGCGTACTGCGGACTTTTCCGCACACTTTTTTCTGACATATTCGGTGAAGATGATGCAGACAGGATCTTCAAGGATATCCCTACCAGTACGACCGAGTATGAAAGGATATATGTCAGCTTCCTCGATACTGTAAGGGCTCAGACTGAGGAAGTGCGGCAGTCACGCGCTGATATGATATCAAAATATATACCTAAGAACCGCAAGCAGCGCAGAGCTGTCAGAAAATGATAAATCTGCTTTATGAACCATTCCCCGAGTCCGTGACCGCTGACGGTACAGAGTACCCGATAATCACGGACTTCCGGGAATGGATCAGGTTCACAGATATGCTGCGCGATGACGGAATTGAAATGCACGAGAAGATACTGCTGCTTGCTAACTGGATAACTCAGCCGCCTGAGACGATCTCACAGGAACTCGTCGAGGCGGTATTTGCTTTTTATCGGGCAGACGAGCTGAACTATGTTCCTGAGACAAGCGCCGAGACAAGCGGTCAGCAGGACAGCGTGAAAAGACCGCCGGCATTTGACTGGAAGATAGATGCGCAGTATATCATCGGCGATTTTCTGTGCTATTACGGCATTGACCTTATCAACACCGACTATATGCACTGGTGGAAATTCCGCGCACTGTTCGCGGCTCTGCCTGACGAATCGGTTATGAAAAAACGAATCGCATACAGGTGCATGGACACGACTAAGATAAAGGATCGTGCAGAAAAGCAGCGTATCATGCAGATACAGGCACAGCTTGCGCTCCCGTTCGAGCTCAGTGATGAGGATATAGGAGGAATTTTCAGTGCGTGAATTACCAATGCCGTCCCTCGAACGCAAGTGGCTGCGCTGTCCGTACTGCGGTGCAAAGGTGCAGCTATATGATAACACAGCCAATTGCAGCGGAGTCTTTGCCAAGTGTACCCGAGGGTGCAGGCGTGAATTTGAAATAAAAATAATAAACGGAAAACAAGTGCATTGAGCCCATGAGCCGCACATACCAACGATAAGGAGGGATATGTGTGGCTTTTGACGGCACATTGAAATTTGATACGGCGATAGATAAAAGCGGCTTCAAAGCAGGCATCGACAGCCTCGGCAGTATAGCCGAAGCCGGAATGAAGGTCGTCAAGGGACTCGCTCTCACAACGACCGCAGCTGTAACGGCGGCAGGTGCAGCTATAGGAGCGCTCACGAAGTCGGCTATCGAAGGATATGCTGACTATGAGCAGCTCGTCGGCGGCGTTGAAACGCTATTCGGCGCAGGCGGACAGTCTCTCGAGGATTACGCTGCTTCTGTCGGCAAGACTGTTGACGGTGTCCGAGCAGAATATGAAATGCTCAGCGCTGCACAAGAGGAAGTTCTCGCGAATGCGGACAATGCGTTCAGAACTGCCGGTATGTCGGCTAATGACTACATGGAGACCGTCACGAGCTTTTCAGCAGCTCTTATCCAGAGCCTTGGCGGTGATACACTTGCAGCTGCACAGAAGGCTGACATGGCTATCACAGACATGGCAGACAACATTAACAAAATGGGCTCAGATGCCGAGAGCGTCGAAAATGCATACAAGGGATTCGCCAAGCAGAATTTCACAATGCTTGACAATCTCAAGCTCGGCTACGGCGGTACAAAGGAGGAAATGCAAAGACTCCTTGCCGATGCCGAGAAGATATCGGGCGTAAAGTACGATATAAGCAGCTATGCCGATATTGTGGACGCTATCCATGTCGTTCAGACGGAAATGGGTATCACCGGCACGACTGCCAGAGAAGCAGCATCGACTATCCAGGGCTCGATGTCAATGGCAAGTGCTGCATGGGACAACTTCATCACGGGTATGGCTGACCCTGAGAGCGATTTTGATGCTCTGCTCGGCAACCTTATCGACAGCATTGTAATTGTCGGCGACAACCTTATCCCACGAATCACAGCAACTGTTCCGCGGCTTGTCGATGGCGTTTCTGAGCTGATATCAGAGCTTGCAGGATATATACCCGATATCGTACAGGAGCTTCTTCCGGCATTCATGGAGGGAGCGGAGGAGCTTGTCTCAGCGGTCACGGATATTCTGCCGCAGCTTCTTTCTATAGTTGGTGAGCTCGTTCCGCAGCTTGTTGATTCTGTGACAACGCTCCTGCCTGAGTTTGCAGAAGCAGGAGTACAAGTCGTGACAGGGCTGTGCGACGGCATTATCTCAAACATCGGCTCCATATCGACCGCCGCTCTTAAAATATCAGGCGCACTTGTTGATACGTTCATACAGCTCGCACCAAAGCTCCTTGACGCAGCAGCCAAAGCAGTGATAACGCTTGCAAAGGGCATTACCGACAACGTTCCGCTGATAAAGGATACTGTCCGTGAGCTGCTCCTTGAACTTACAGCGTCTGCTGTGGATAATCTGCCGGAGCTCGTTGATGCCGTCACTCAGGTGCTCACAGCACTTGTTGAGGTCATCGGCGATAATTCGGGACTTTTCATCGACAGCGCATTGCAGATAATCAGTGTGCTTGCAGAATCGCTGATAAGCAACATTGGCATACTTGTGGACGCAGCGACGCAGCTTGTGTTCGCGCTTTCGGAGTACATCGTAGGCAACGCCGACAAGATGTCGGAGGCGGCGGTCGAGCTGGTGCTCGAGGTCTGCGCGGTGCTAATCGAAAATGCGCCGAAGCTGCTTGCGGCGGCAGTGATACTTTTCGGAGCTCTTGTAGATGCACTCGTCACGCTCCTTGGAGAGCTCCTCGAAACGCTGTACGGCGGACTTTCCGAGCTCGGTGATGTTCTTGCCGAGGGCGCTGAAAAGGCTGTGAAGGCTGTGGTGGAATGGTTCACCCAGCTTACCGCGGATATCGAAGATGCGCTCATAAGCGGCGTATCAGGGATAAGTGACGCAGCCGACAGGATATGGCAGTCGATAAAGGACGTTTTCTCGGGAGTCGGCGACTTTTTCAAGGGAGTATGGCAGGAAGCTGTTGACAATACAACTGATATCATCGCACCTGTCGTTGACTTTTTCGACGGCATCTGGGACGACATTGCAAGCGGCGCTACAAGCGGTATAAACTGGCTGATATCCAAGGTCGAGAACGGCATCAACTACCTCATAAGCGGACTCAACGGCATCGGCTTTGACCTGCCTGATATCATGGGCGGCGGACACGTCGGCTTTGATATCCCCGAGGTATCGCTGCCGCGTCTTGCACGGGGCGGTATAGTCGATGCACCGACGATAGCTCAGATAGGTGAGGCAGGACGCGAGGCGGTCATACCGCTTGAAAACAACACAGGCTGGATAGCTCAGCTTGCGGAGGAAATTGCAAGGCTGCTCAGACCTTCGCCGCAGCCGAGCGGCATCATCATTCCCGAATCGGCAGTGCAGGCTTTTGCGTCGCGTTCTGCGGCGGCTGACACGTCGCTGTCCGCGCCCTCACCGACCTCGGACATAGTAAATAACTACAACAGCTACAGCACGTACAATAACGCTCCCGCTGCTCAGCCTCAGCCGATGACTATCAACGCTCAGTTCGTGGTCGGCGAGGAGGTCGTCGCAGAGGGCGTTATCGACTTAGTATCCGACGAGATAGACGAGCGGCAGGGCGTGAAGATAGAGCTCAGCAAGAGAGGTGTTACGACATGAGCGCAGGCATACTGATAAACGGCAAGCACACTTTTTCAACGTTCCGGCTGAAAATGCTGCGGCGGAGCATCGGCTCTGCACCGAAGGACGACCACACTGAGCGAGTCCCATTCAGCAGTGTGACGTATGACTTTGATGTGCTCTACGGTGCATCGAGCTACGGAGAGAGGATGCTTAAATATACCTTTGATTTCATCGAGACAGACCGATACTTTGCAGAATATCGGCTCAGACGGCTGCGCGAATGGCTGCACTGGCAGGGCTCTATGCAGCTTCATGATGATTTGCTGCCGAGCCACTACTTCATCGTGCGCGAGCCCGATGTTCAGGTTGACGAAAGCCACGGAGTATACACAGTGACCATGACATTCAAGGCGGCTCCTGAGATGCATCTGAACCCCGAATGCGATCCCGGATATATCACGCCGACGGTCTATCCCGATGTCAATGGTGACGGAGCTATAGACTCATCTGACGCTGCGATGATACTGTCCGCTTACGCCAAGATACAGGCAGGCGACGCAACAGGCGGATTCAAGGGAGTCTACAGGCTTACAATCGAGCAGCCGGAGGACTGGGCAACTAATTACACCGACTACTTCACGCGCTCCGGCAGCGGCACGACCGATGACCCGTATGTGTACATAGCCAACGTGAGCGATGTATGGGTAACGGATACCTACTACAAGTGCGAGCTCACCATAGCTCAGCAGCTCGAACGCGCTGATGCAAATGAGGACGGAGCTGTTGATTCTTCCGATGCGGCACTTGTACTGCGCTATTACTCACGTCATCAGTCAGGCGAATGGGCAGATATGACCGATGAAGAGGCGTGGGCAGCATTCAGGAACGGAGGGTAAATAATGTACACGATAGAAGCTGTCAATAGCGGAACATCAACGACTGTCCACGAGGACGGCACGACGGCACTTGCTGCGTCGGGAAAATTCGCCGAAGAGGTCAACCAGATTCCGTCTGCGGAATTTGATATTCTCCCTTTTAATCCGGCATATTCCGGAGTACTCCGCGACCGGAAAACGATAATAAGGATAACAAACACAAGAGCTGACAAGATCTCCTTCGAGGGCTTTCTGCTGAGGACAAAGGAGCGCATGACGTCAAAAGGTCAGTTCTATAAGACCTGCATCTGCGAAGGATTCCTCGGCTGCCTTTGCGACACGATACAGCCGTATCACAACTACGCAAACGCAACACCTGCACAGTTCCTTTCAGCCGTCCTCAGCGTGCACAACTCTCTGACCTCAGCGGATAAACACATCACACTCGGTACGTGCAACGTCACAGGCAACACCAACAGCAAGACCACCGCCTACCGCAACACGCTGGAGGAAATAAAGGTCAATCTGATAGAGCGGCTCGGCGGTGAGATACGTATCCGCAGCGTTAACGGGTCGCTCGTGCTCGATTACATGACCTCATACGGCTCTGTCAGCAACACGACTATCGAGCTTGCGAAGAATATGCAGTCACTTGAGGTCAGCTCCGACAGCACCAACATCATCACACGGCTGATACCCCTCGGAGCTCAGCTCCACCCGGGAGACAGCGCCGAGCGTCTGACCATTGCCGCAGCCAACAGCGGCGTCATCTACATCGACGACACGGCGGCTATAGCAAAGTACGGCATCATCGTCGGCACGGTCGAATTCGACGACATAACGGTCGCTTCAAACCTAAAATCCGCAGGACAGACCTATCTTGCCAATAATAACCGCATTAAAAAGGCATACTCGGCGCAGGTGCTCGACCTGTCCACGATAAGCGATGCGGAGAGCGAGATAGTTGCCGGAAATACATACCGATTTGTGAACGGAATCATGGGCATTGACGAAAATCTGCGCGTCATCAAGCGCACGGTCGATATCTACAAGCCGTACAAGCCGACGCTTGAAATCGGCGACAAATCTGTGCGTCTGACCGACATCGCGGCGCGGACGGCACGGCTCATCGAGTACGACCTGCCGCAGCAGAAAAACGAGATACTGACCTCGGCAAAGTCGATAGCAACGTCGCTCATAAACGCCGGTATCAACGGGTATGTTGTCGTCAACGAGAATGAGATACTCATAATGGACACTCCCGACAAGACGACGGCAACACGGGTCTGGCGCTGGAATTCGGGAGGCTTCGGCTACAGTTCAACAGGGTACAGTGGTCCCTATGGCACGGCGATAACAATGGACGGAGCAATAGTCGCGGACTTCATCACTGCGGGTATCCTGCGAGGTATCGAGATAACAAACGGCAACGGCACATTCCATGTCTCACCGAATGGTACGGTCACAGCCTCGGCGCTGCATATGACAGGCGGCTCGATACACGTCACGACGGACTCTGAAAGCTACGATGTGATACAGCTCTCGTGCGGGGACTGGACACACTCGTTTTCGCCGCTCGAATGGTCACTTGAAAACACGAGCATCGGCTGCAAGATACTCTGTCAGGCAGGACGATTGTATTTTATATACAATGGAGAAACGATAGCAAGTATCAGCACGGATACAGGCATAGCAAGCTTCGATGATGTTGATTTTGCAACGACCGCAGGAGGAGCGAGATACTCGCTGAGACAAATCATCAACAGCATACTATCACGACTTGATGCACTGGAGGGAGCATAATGAAAGATATTGACCACGTTCGCGGTGACACGCTGAACATCTCGTTTTCGATAGAGGCAGGCACGGTCATCGACCTGAACTCCGAGAACGTAGCATTCACGTTTTCGGTCAAGAGGAGCATTACGGATACCGAGTACCTGATTCACAAGGACAAGAGCGCGGTGGAGTCGCTCGGGGACAACAGCTTCATCTTCCACATAGCCCCCGAGGACACTGAGGGGCTTGCAGAGGACTTCTATCCATACGACCTTGAATTCAGATACGGCAGCGATGTATATACGCTCGCACGCGGACGGCTGCACGTTATCGCTGATGTTTCAATTTGACGGAGGTAAATCATGGGAAATATTGTAAAAATCATATCCGCTGCCATATGCGCCGTGATCGGCTTCCTCTTCGGGCACGCTGACGGTATGCTGCGCGCACTGCTCGCATTTATGGCGATAGACTACATCAGCGGTGTCATCATTGCGATCATACACAAAGAGTTATCCTCAGAGGTCGGATTTAAGGGGATAGCCAAGAAAGTTTTCATGCTGATGCTCGTGGCTGTCGGACATATCCTCGATGCTTATGTCATCGGGGACGGCGACGTGTGCAGAAATGGGGTCACGGGCTTCTACATAGCCAACGAGGGCATTTCTATACTCGAAAACGCCGGAGTTCTTATTCCGCTGCCGAAGAAACTTCTCGACATTCTCGCACAGCTCAGAGATAAGGAGGATAAGTAATGGACGTCAAGCTCAAATCATTTGACATACGCAAGCCGCAGGTCAGCATCGGGACAAAGCAGTTTCTGACCGTGGAAAAGACCGTGAGGGAAATGGTCGGGACGACAGGCTCGCTGAAAATGATATTATCAAACACAGGAAGCAAAACAGGCAACGTTGTATTCAGCGAAATAGGAGGTTAAAATGGCTATAAATATTTACCCGACATTAAGTGTGGCAGATACACTGGCGACTATCAACGAGCTCAGCACAATGTATGGCTGGGGCATCACCGCCGTTATGGACAGCACCAACATTGCTATCAAGGACAGTGACAGTCATACTGTCATGAAGCTGTTTTTTAGTTCGAGTACCGGTAACGGAATATATTGTTACTACAACAACGGTTCAGGCTACATCGGTCGGAACGATAGGGGTTATAATTGGCACGTTTGCGATATCTACAGCACCTCGCACGGATTCATCATCGTAAGTCATGCGACGGTGAATTGGTGGTATGCGTTCTTAAACGTAAACGATGACGGAAAAATAATTTGCGGCACGATGACAAATGATTCAGCAACCCCGTACAGAACGAACCATTTATCCGTATGCAGCTACGGTGATTCGAGTGCTATGGAGTTGGGATTCAAACTGCATTTGTCGCCGACTGTAACTACACTGTGTAACATGACAGGTGTCGGCACTATTGCCGATCCTTCCGTGGCTCAGTATGCGTTCTATTCGCCCGTATATCAGACCGATGACACAGGCATCGTCGAAATTGACGGTGAGCAGTACGTCACTGTCGGCTACTGGTACATGAAGGACTGAGGAGGGAGTATATGCAGTACAACTATTACGCAACAGTTCAGCTCTCGGAGCATTTCAATATTCAGGAGTTTCGGTGCAAGTGCGGACGAGTTCATGATACGGTCATCAACCCCGAGCTGATAACAAAGCTTGAAAAGCTCTATTCCGCACTTGGGTGCTCAAAGATAATAGTCACATCGGGATACCGCTGTCCGACACATGACAGGACAGTCGGCGGCAACGGCAGCGGTCAGCACACAAAAGGCAACGCTGCTGATATCAAGTGCTACGACAAGAGCGGAAACGTCATCAGCACAAAGCTCGTCGCTTGCAAGGCTCAGGACTTAGGATTCACAGGCATCGGCAACATCGACAGCACATACACGGCTATCCATGTGGACGTTCGGACAGGCTCGAAGTGGTACGGCGATGAAGCTGTTCCGGGCGGTACAAGCGGTTCGGTGACGAGTGACTACTACAGCTACTACAGCATCGCAAGGCAGACCGCAGCTCACACATGGTCGGGCAAGGTCGATGCTGAAATCGTGAGCTTGCAGGAAGTTCTCAGATGCAAGGGCGAAAATCTTGCCAAGGACGGCATCGCAGGAGAGCAGACTCTTGCCGCCTGCAAGAAGTACACCATAGAGGAAGGAGATCGCGGAGATCTCACGCGCTGGGTGCAGCTCCGACTCGGCGTAGTGGCTGACGGCATCGCGGGTCCGAAGACTATGACAGCTATCGCCGACTTCCAGCGGAAGAACGGTCTCGGCGAGGGCTATCTCGGCGGCGAGGATTGGTATTATATTATTAAATAACGCCAAATATCACTAAATACGAACAAATATCATTAATATTCGCACTACTACGATGCACTAAAAAAAAACGAACACAAAACTCAGGAGATAGTCGCTTACCCTAAATATATGCAGATATAATTCACATTGTCAAGGCAATGTAAGGGGTGCAACAAAGGGTGCAATAGCACAAAACTTTTCACAACTTCCGACAAAAATTAAAAAATACAAAAATAAATCCCCGAAACTCAGCTTTGACAAAAAGCCGATATTTCGGGGATTATTTATATCTGGCGCGGATTGAGAGATTTGAACTCTCGCGCCGGTTTCCCGACCTACTCCCTTAGCAGGGGTGTGAAATATTACGGTAAATAGCCAAAAAGTCGGCAAAAGGGTGTAAAAAGGGTGCAATAGAATTATATCAAGCGATTAACTATATCAAGCGATTAACTTCTGCAAGACGATCCGCGACTGAAAGATGCGTGTACTCGAGCGTCGTATCATAGTCCTCATGACCTGCGAGCTCTTGAAGCATAGCCGGAGATACTTTCAGCACGGTCAGATTTGTGATGTAAGTGTGTCGGCAACAGTATGGCGTGAGCGCTTCCGAGAGTGCCAGCTCCGCTCTCTTGCTCCGCCACTCTCCATAAAAGTCATCGGCACAGGAGTAGTATAAAAGCAGTCCTCGCTTTGAGCTGCTTATGAGATAGCTGATAACGGGTATAAGCTTGTCGGGAAGTATTATCTTTCTGTTCTTGCCTTTGGCGGTCTTGATGCCACCTGTCATATAATGCTCGCTCTGATGCACGTTCTTGGCGCGTATAGTCAGCAGTTCTCCCGGGCGTATGCCTGTATATAGCATCGTCAGCATACCGGCTGTAATGGCGCTTGGAGACGCGCTGAAATCGTCCCACAGTATCTTGATTGCTTCGGGCGTGAACACTTGCCGCTCAGCAGTCTCGTGCTTCGGCAGCTTGATGTATTCGGTGCGGTTTTTGTCAGTGTAATCATCACGGATCGCTATCTTGTAAAAATGCGACAGCAGTGTTTTTATGTCACGTCGCGTATAGTATGACGGTGCGGCATTGTCGATGAGCTCCTGAAGCTCCGGAACAGAAAAGCTGTCAATCGTGCGATATGATACCTCGTTCTCGATCTTTCTCCATGCAATTCTGTAGGCGGTCTGCTTTGAACCACTCAGCTCACTCAGAGAACCTTGAAACAGCTCCCAAAGTTCTGACATAGTGATAGCCTTACGCTCAGCAGTTCCGACACGGAGCGTTTCCAGATAGCTTATAGCTTCCTTTTTCGTCCTAAATCCTTTCTTGCGCTTTATCTTGCGTTTTTTTACGCCGTTCTGCACATAGTAACCAAGCGTTATCTGCGCTGCCCACGTCCCCGAAGGGAGCTTGTACGCGCTGCCTTGCCCGTTTCCGCGTTTTTTCGTGCCATGTGGAAGCTTGACTTGCTTAGCGCCGCAAATATTGCAGAAGTTACTGTTTTCGGGAATTCCAGCACCACATTTGATACAGTTCATCAGCTCACCTCAGCATCATCAATGTTTTCAACTTCTTTTACAATTTTTAAGATATCAACGAACATCAAGCCGCAAGCCAATGCGTCGGCAGCGGCATTATGATAATTATTACAGCCTATATTCAACTCTTTGCATACGGAGATTAGTTTGTAACTTTCAAGCTTGTCTCCACAATAATCGCGCACTTCATCCTTGCGCTCGATTACTCTTCCTCCTCTTCCAGAGCTGAAAGATAGCCTTCCAATCGGTCAATCTGACTGTCAGACAGTTGATTGATCCGCTCTTTTATAGTGTCCCTGTCTCCGGCAGGGACTTTTTTTACTTTAAATCCCTCTTTTTTGTTGCCAGTTAAAAGAATTGCTGACTTGCTTTTAATCTTTGTCGAAAATTCAGGGCGATTGTCATAAGGCACATCACGCCCTAAGAGGTAATCCACAGAAACATCAAGGTAGTCGGCGATTTTAGCAAGATTCTGTGAAGTTATGTCCGTACCTTTCGCTAATTTTCCGACCGTATTAACACCCAATTCACATTCCTCAAGAAGATGCTTTACAGAAACACCGTGTCTTTTGGCTTCGAGTTTTATTCTTTCAGCAACTAATTGTCTATTTTCCATAAAAACACTCCTTTCAATATGGTTGATATGACGAATTTTTTTAAAATCACCTAATTAGGTTGACTATCACCTAAAAAGGTGATATAATTAAGAAGTAATAAAGGCGGCTATAAAAATAGAGCATCGGCTGACGAGGTCAGCGACTGGTTATGATATCTTTACTCACTTATATTATAACCGCTATTTTTTAACTTGTCAATATTATTGTTTAATTTTTGTATGAATGGAGGTTTGATAATTTATGAATTTAGCCCAGAAACTTTACTATCTCAGGACTAAGCGCGGACTTAATCAGGCTGAACTTGCAGAGCGTGCTAATCTTACGCAGGGAGCGATCGCGCACTACGAAGCAGGACGATCAACCCCGACAAAGAACAACCTGATACAGCTCGCGAAGGTGCTCGGAGTCGAGCCCGAAGACCTGACGGACGAAGCAAGGAGTGTGAGCTGATGACTATGCAGGAAATCAAAAACAGCACTAAGGACTGCCTGATACCGTCTGATATCGCGGAAGTCCTCGGCTGTGACAAGTACAGCATCAATGTGCAGGTCAAAGAAGACAAGAAGAACGGGACCAATTCCTTCCCGTTCCCAACGATACTGATCGGAACGAGAGTGAAAATCCCGAGATTAGCCTTTATAAAGGCAATGACTGAATGAAAAGGAGGACGTTTAAAATGCTGATAACAGGAATAGCGCTCGGCGGTCTCGTCGCGGCTCTGACCGTTGCACTGATGTGTGAGGACATGGTCGTCGCTGCTATGAACGAAGCGGACGAGCTCCGCGCCGAGCTGAACGAGCCGACAGTAAACCGCGTGACTATCGAGGTCGGGGAGGGATATGATGTGCATGACAACGTGTGGAAGCTGTGAGTATTTCGACATAGCTTGGGGACTGGACGGCTGTACTACTTACTGCAAAAATCCGAACAGCCTTGAATATCACGAACCTGTCTCGGAGTTCCACGAAGCCTGCAAGGAAAAGGAGGAAATAAAAGATGTGGATTAATGGTCAATGGTACACGGAATCCGAGGTCAAGTCCCTGCTCGACAGCAAGGACAAGCGTATCGCGGAGCTGGAGGACAAGCACTGGTCAGAGTGCCGGCAGATAGCTCACTATGATGATGAGCTGAGGGATAAGACATGACAAGACTGCAAGAAGTTGAACAGCTCATCGACAACAACCTCGCACTTGTCGCCGAGTACAGCAAGCGAGCGGCTGAGCTTATGGGGTCGGTCAGAGCCCTCGAAAAAGAGCGTGACAAGCTCGTGAAGAAGAACAGGGGTGTAGAGATTGTGCGCTGTAAGGACTGCGTGAAGCTGAATCGGTATGACTGCCCGATGTGCTACATCGAGAATAAGACACTACAGTTTGCCGAAGTTAAACCGAATTTTTATTGCGGAGCTGGCAAGCTTACCAAAGAGTATAATCGCACGATAGATGACATTGTTGAAGGTAAGGGATTGAAGCCTTTGAATTCAAAGGAGGGCTGAAAATGGACTATATAAGCAGAGATGAACTGCGAAAGCACTTAGCAGACTGTATGACAGCAGAGTTCTTTGACAGCGATATGAAAAAAGCTGTTGTTGGGATTGATGTATACGTTGAGAATATGCCAGCCTCAGACGTACAGCCTGTGAAGCATGGAAGGTGGTTTCATCTTACCGACGAAAGTATAGTATACTGTTCAGAATGTAATAGCGAAGCGTACTGGGACACCGATTACGGACAGCAGTTGTTTGATTACTGTCCATACTGTGGTGCAAAAATGACGAAAGACGGTGATACCCCATGACCTGTAAAGACTGTCGCAAGCACGGCATATGCCCCGACAGGTCGAGGGAGTACATATGCACAAGCTTTGAACCGAAAAAGAAAAAAGGAGAGAAAGTCAATGGACAAAAAAACACTTGACATGTCTGACAGCGAGATTGTCGTGAGGTACACTCAAGCTAAGGACAAGAGTGAGCAGGTCAAGATACTTGCGGAGCTTAATGATTGCCCGGTAGAGTGTATCATCGGAATACTCGTTGCAAGCGGAGAAGACAATCGGAAATTCAATCACCTGAGAGGCCAGCTCAAGAAAGAGGAAACTCAGAAGGAGCAGGTAGAAGTACATAAGGAACAGTCTGAGGCTGAGCAGTCGAAAACAGAAAAAGTTCCTAAGGCAGTAATTGCTGCTGTAGAAGATAAGATAACAGAACTTCAGTATATGATTAATCAGAACAAAGATCAGGTCAAGAGCCTTTTGCAGCATAATGAGCGATTTAGCTCTCGTATCGGTATCTTGACTTCGTGGCTAAAGGAGGTAAAAAGCGATGAAAGCACTTAAACTTGAAGGAATCACCATCAATCAGGTGGAGATCGAGAACACACTCGAAGCCTTACAGCACGCTATTGACGGCTACATAGAGACTGTGCCGATAAGGTTTATACCGCCCGACAAAGCTGTGATGATAGTCAACGAAGAAGGACTGCTGAAAGGAATGACAATGAATCGCACTGCATCTTTATATGCCGATAGATTTATAGTCGGGAACGCTCTTGTGGTCGGTGTTGACGGTGAGGAGTTTACGGACGTTCCCGAGAGTATTGCGAGAAAGATATCGCTCTTATAAAGAAAAAGCTCCCCGAAGGGAGCGGAAACAAAAATATACCACCAACATGATAACACATAAAAGGAGATTTGTCAATGAGTAACAAAGAAAAAGCCGACCGCATACTTGCGGTATTGGCAAGAATAAGGGCACACGACGTGATTCATCTGAACGCCGAGGACATCATAAGTATGTGCTCGCAGAATGAACTCGACTTGTACTACAACAAGCTTTGTCGGGAGGAGGTAAACTAAATGCCTGAAAAAACGCACTGGAAGAAGATGACGAACCCGAACTACATGGGCGACTACAGTATACCGCAGGGGCGTGACCTCATTGCGACTATCGACTACGTCCAAAGGGAGAAGGTCACGGGAGTCGGCGGCAAGACCGAGGAAGAAGTTGTGGCGCACTTCTCTGACGGCAACAAGCCGCTTATCCTCAATAAGACAAACATGAAGACCATCCAAAAGATATACAAAACGCCGTATATCGAGGACTGGCGAGGTCGAAAGATACAGATATACTACGACCCGACGATCAAGTTCGGGCGCGAGACTGTCGGCGGACTGCGCATCAGACCCTTTGTCCCCGAGATACAGACCGCGAGCATGATATGCGCCGACTGTGGACAGGCTATCACCGAGGCTTACGGCATGAGCGCCGAGAAGCTCTCACTATACACACATCAGAAGTACGGAAAAGAGCTCTGTGCCGACTGTGCTCAGAAGCTCAAAGATAAACAGGATGCGGAAAAAGCGCCGAATCCGTTTGCAGAAGGAGATTGTTAAATGAAGACAACCAAGATAAAAATCAGGAACCTTTTCGGAATATCAGAAACAGAGCTTGACGGACGATCCGTTGAGCTCACAGGCACAAATGGTGTCGGAAAAACATCGGTCATTGACTCACTGAGATATGCACTGACTAATCAGAGCGACCGTCGGATCATCGTCAGGAGCGGAGAGACCGAAGGAGAAATCCTCATAGAGACTGACACGGGGCTGAGCATCGACCGCAAGAAGCGCACAGAAAAGGCGGACTATAAGAGCGTCAAGGAAAGCGGACGCGAGATCATGTCGCCCGAGAATTTCCTCCGCAATCTTGTCTCTCCCCTCCAGCTCGACCCTGTCGCATTCACGCAGATGACTGAGAAAGAAAAGAATCGTGCGATCCTTGACCTCGTCGAGTTTGACTGGGATCTCAACTATATTCGTGAGCAGTTCGGCGAAATTCCCTCCTGGGTGAATTACGAGCAGAACATACTTCAGGTACTGAGTGATATGCAGTCCGAAAATGGCGAGTGGTTCAAAGAACGGCAGAACACCAACCGCGATATCCGCAATAGACAGGCATTCATTGAGGATATTGCTAAGGATATCCCTGATAATTACGACGCTGAGAAATGGGAAAGCTACGATCTCGGCGGTACATACAAGAAGCTCGAACAGATGAAGGAACTCAACAGCCGTATAGAGCGCGCAAAGCTTTTCCGCAGCAGCTATGACAGCAAGCTACGAAAGCTTGAAGCAGATAAGACTATCGAAATATCGTCCGAGGAAAAAGCGATAGCTGCGGAACGTGAAACGCTGCTGTCGGGTATCGAACGCATGAAGGCGGAGATCAGAGCGGCAGAGGATAAGCTCTCAGGACTGGATTCAAAGCTTGAAGATAAAAAGCAGCTTGCGGAAAGTCACTTTGCCGAAGCTAAGACTAAGCTTGACGCTGATATGAGTGTTGCTGACGAATATATAGAACGTGAGCCTATGGACTGTTCTGAGCTGCAAGCCGAGGTAAGCAATGCCGAGGATATGAAGCGGCATCTGAACGAGTACAAGCGCATGAAGGATATGCAGACCGAGCTCGACGAACTGAACAAGAGATCAGCAGAGTACACAAGAAAAATCGAGCTTGCACGTACTCTTCCCGGAAAGATTCTTGAAACGGCACATATCCCTGTTGAGAATCTGACAGTTTCAGACGGTATCCCGCTTATCAATGGTATGCCGATAAGCAATCTCTCGGAAGGCGAGCAGCTCTCACTTTGCGTCGATGTGACTCTTGCCAAGCCTAACGGCTTACAGATAATACTTATCGACGGAATGGAAAAGCTTTCGGCTGAGAATCGTGAGAAGCTCTATCAGAAGTGCAAAGAAAAGGGAGTACAATTTATCGCGACCCGAACGACTGACAGCGCAGAAATGGAGATCAACTACATATGATATTGACTGCCGAAAACTACTACAGCCGCGAGGCTAACGAATCATACATGAGCTGTTCGCAGTTCAAGACCTTCTGCCACTGTGAAGCTGCCGCACTTGCGGAGCTTCGCGGTGAGTATGAGCGACCTGTGACGGACGCGCTGCTTATCGGCAGCTATGTAGATACCCACTTTGAGGGGACGCTCGATATCTTCAAGGCACAGCATAAGGAAATATACAAGAAGGACGGCGAGCTGAAGATCCAGTACAAGCAGGCTGAAAAGATGATACAGAGAGCAGAACGCTCAGAGTTGTTCATGCAGTTCATGTCCGGGGACAAGCAGGTCATAATGACCGGTGAGATAGCCGGAGTTCCGTTCAAGATCAAGATAGACAGCTACTGTGCAGACAAGTGCATCGTTGACCTCAAGACGATCAAGGACTTCCAGCTTATATGGAACGCTGAGAAAAAGCAGCGGCAGCACTTCGTCAACTACTGGGGTTATGACTTGCAGGGTGCGATATACCGTGAAATAGTCCGGCAGAATACCGGAAAGGTGCTGCCGTTCTACATAGCGGCTATCACAAAAGAAGCAGAGCCGGATCATGATGTGCTCTTTGTGCCGGACGATGATCTTGACAGCGCTCTTGAAGTTGTGACAAGTCTCGCGCCGAGGTACCAGAAGCTGAAAAGCGGAGAGCTACAGCCTCAGCGCTGCGGACACTGCGACTACTGCCGATTCACAAAGGTACTGACTGCGCCGAGGAACTACCACGAGGACTGCGAGGTGTATGAGGTTGAGCAGTAAAGACGAAAAAAAGGACTTTATGAAGAAAGCCACGATCCTCATTGACACCAGGGAGCAAGTCAATGACCACATCACACAGGTGCTCGCTCAGCTCGGTATTATGACAGAAGTCCGGAAACTCGACTACGGCGACTACAGCTTTACCGCCGAGGGAAAGGATTTCTCGCACTCCTGTGTTATCGAGCGCAAGGCAAAGATAGACGAGCTGTACGGCAACGTTACCAGCGACCGTGAGCGCATTGAGAAGGAGCTTGACACCATAAGTCGGAATGCCGTGCAGTGTACGCTGTTGCTTGAAGGCTGCAAGAGCTGGGAGCACCTGAAAGAGTTCCAGATCTCCGAAGCCGGTGCAGCAGCTCAGGGGCGCAAGGTCAGGAACATCGGTGCTACCGTTTACAGCACGTTGCAGTCGTGGCGCTGCGGCAACCGTTACCGGTTCGATGTGGAGTTTATCTGGGAACGTGAAAAGTCAGCGCTGAAAATGCTGGAGCTGTTCTACTGGTTCTGGCATAATTACAAGGCTCAGACAGCTCCGAGGCGGTAAGCATGGGAAGAAAGATGACGACACCGAATAATTCGCTATTCGCGCCGCCGAACAAGTACGGCTATCAGATCAATATCAATCACCCGAAAATTCGACCGCTGTACGAGCGATATAAGAAGAAGGTCGGAGAAATCATCCTCTCCGACCGGCAGCGGTTTGAGTTCGAGGGCATCATCATCAAGATGATAGAAAGGGGCAAAAATGAACAAGATAATACTCACGGGACGCCTGACTTCAGACCCTGATTTGCGTCAGACCCAGAGCGGCATATCATCATGCACGTTCACGGTCGCGGTCAACAGGCGCTTCAAGGACAAGGAAACAGGCAAGACCGAGGCTGACTTCATACGCTGCGTTGCGTGGAGGCAGACTGCTGAATTCATCAGCAGATACTTCTCGAAGGGGCAGATGATAGCCGTTGAGGGCAGCATAAGAACAGGCTCCTACAAGGATAAAACATATCCCGATATCACGCACTATACGTCCGATGTATATGTCGATAACGCCGAGTTCTGCGGCAGTAAAGGTGAGAGCTCGGGCGGAGGTCAGAGCTACGCTCAGACGCCTGCTCAGAGCGCTGTACAGTCCGCGCAGGCTCAGGGAGTAGAGATATCTATGGGAGAATTTGAGGACATTCTTGCAGACGGCAGCGTGCCGTTCTGATACAAAATAAGGAGTTGGTTCAATGGCACGCCCGAAAAAAAGGGGTCTCGACTACTTTCCTTTGGATACTGACATTTTCACGGACGATAAGCTTTTCGACGTCCAGAATGAGTACGGTACTTTAGGTGAGGTCATTTACCTGCGACTTCTGTGCCTTGTATACAAGCATGGATATTATTATCAGTTTGACAGCAAGGAGAAGCTCGCGGCTATGTTGATAAGGTCTATCGGTAATCGGTGGATAAATGACAAAAAGACTGTTATTGAAGTAATCGACTTTCTTGCTAAGATTAATCTCTTTTCATCAGAGCTTATGCAGAGAAACATATTGACCTCTCGAGGCGTTCAGGAACGATACCTGGCAGCAACTGAACGAAGGCATTCAAATATTGATGAATACAGCCTGCTTGAAAAAAACAATTTCAAAGAAGGTCTTAAAAATGTCCCCGAAACCCTCATATCTGTTACAAAAAATGCGGTTTCCGTTGCAGAAACTAAAGATAATGTCAGCAATAATGCAACAAAGGAAAGTAAAGTAAAGAAAAGTAAAATAAATGAGAGGAAAGAAGAGGAAACGACTGAGCCGACAGGCTCAGCTCCCTCGCCCTCTCATCAGCAAGATCTTGATAAGCTCGTCTATGATTACGGGCAGGCTAAGGTCGATGAATATGTCAGACGTGTGCAAAGCTGGTATGCTGACAAGGGCAAGCCTGTCGGGGATCTTTATGCAGTCGTCCGTAAGTGGTTGGAACAAGACAATGTCCCTATCGACGACCATGAGATCGACAAGTACAATATTGTTATCAATAAGTTCTGAGGAGGCAAGCGATGATAAAACTGAAACCGGAGCAGTATTTCCCGGCACTGTTGATTGTGATAGATATACTTGCAGCGCTTGTATATCTTAGACAGCGTGACATTCGAAAAGTCATCTACTGGATATCGGCGGCAGTCCTTAACGCTGCCGTGACGTTCTGATGAAGATTCAGAATCCCTGCCGTAACTGCACGAAACGGTCTACGTTCTGCCGAATTGAGTGCGTGCGGTACAAGGTATATCACACAGCCAAGCTCCGAGAATATGAGCGGAAAAGGAAAGAACGGGCAGTGGAGGACGACTATCAGGAAATCGTGAAGCAGCTCATTGTCAGGAAAGAACGACATTGTGTAAGCTTCACATCAAGGACATATGGCAAGCACAAGAGTAAGCCTTAGGAGGTAAGAATGAATATTGTTGAAGCGATTGATCAGCTAAAAGAACTGAGGGCAGACCGTGAGAGCTTCCTTACAGAGGACGAGCCCGACAGCGAATTCGCAAAGGATATAGAAGCAATCGACACGGTGATAGCTGTGATCAATGACCTCCACGAAAAGCCCGATGAGCTCAGAGCGATAATGGAACACTACGGCTACGAGGCTCAGCGAGAACAGTTTATCGAGGAGTGCGCTGAGGCTATCCTTGCAGTGCAGAAATGCAAGCGGAAGAAGTCGGTGCAGGGGTCTCGGGAAGCATTCGAGCATCTGAAAGAGGAAGTCGCGGACGTGCTCATCATGGCTGCACAGATGTATCACTTCCTCGGTGCTGATGAGATAGACAGGATAATCGCCAAGAAGCTCGACAGGCAGATAGAACGGATAAGGAGTGAAGAAAATGAACATCAGTGAAACTATCGAACATCTTCGTGATATGAAGATGCACAAGGAACATTTTCAGAAATTCGAGGGTCTGCGCGAGATAGTTGAAAAGGACATAGAGGCTATTGATATCGCGATAGCGGTGCTCGAAGAAAAGGTCGGTGATACAAATGGATGAGTATATAAGCAAACACGAAGCATATAAAATGATGAAAGACTTAGAAGCCGCATATATCTATCCACCTGTAAAAGAAGCGTATGGAACAGCAGCAAGACGGATAGATCAGATTCCTGCCGCCGACGTACAGCCTGTTAATCAGTGGATAAGCTGTAAAGATAAAATGCCCGAGGATAATACAAGTGTACTATTCGTTTATGTAAGCGAAAATGGCATAAAAAGCGTACATTACGGATATCATCAGACTTTAAAAGGGCTTGGGAGTTCATGGGCTAAACCGAGTGGCGGCTGGCAATACTGTGATGATGATGTTACACATTGGCAACCTTTACCAGAACCACCAAAGGACGATGATGAACAGGAGCTGCTCCTGCGTGAGAGCCTTCCGATACTGCACAGGGCTTTCTTCGCAAACTACCAGGATCAGGACAAGTGCGACGAGCTCAGGGATAAGATCGGGGAAGTTGTAGGGAGAAAAGATAATGAAAACAACTCATGATATTATATTGCTGCTCCTCGATGTGGACTACTACAAGAAGCACACAGAAACATTCTGGAATATGCAGCACTTAGCAGCAGATATGATTCTGAAAGGAGATTACTGAGATGCGTGAAATACTATTCAGAGGCAAGAGCCTCAAAGATAACGAATGGACGCAAGGGTATTATTGCCGTTACGGTTGGACTGGAAAAGAAAAGGAATATATTATTCCTGATTATGCAAGCGCATTATACGGCGTTGAGGTCGAAAGTAATACGGTCGGACAGTACACAGGGCTGACTGACAAGAACGGCGTGAAGATCTTCGAGGGAGATATTGTTGAGTATGAAATCGGAGATAGGCTCCGAATCGGCAGAGTATTCTTCTCTGATTTCCGTTCAAGTTTTTCGGTTACCGTAGGGAAGAGTGGTAGCGACGTAATCAACAACGACCTCTTTCACTACATACAGAATGGAAACAGTGTCACAGTTATCGGCAACATCTACGACAACCCTGAGCTGATCGGAGGTGCCGAGCGATGCGAGCGATGACAGTGTGTAAGGACTGCGGGAAGGAATTTGTATACACATACATCGGGCAGAAGCGGACGGTCTGCAATGACTGCAAGCGCACGCACTCGACGCTGCGAAAGCGTGCATATCGTGCCATAGAGTCGGAAAGGCAGACAGTCGAAACAATAAAGCGAAAAAAGAGGTCTGTCACCAACGAACGAATCATCGCTGCTGCCAACCGTGCAAGTGAGCTCGGCATCACCTACGGCAAGTACATGGGGAGGGACAAATGACCGAGAAAGAATTAGAGCTCACCACATGGCTGAACCGCGGCTTCTACGCAGACAAGAAGATAAAGGTGCTTGAACAGTGCGTGAGACAAAGCAGAGAGCGCGCTGCGGGACTTGCAGGGTGCTGCACGTCAAATGACACAGGCAGATCGTCGGGGCGAAAAAACGGCACAGAATTTGCATTGCAGCGGTTATGTGAACAGGAGGAAAGATTCCGCGCGCAGACTGCTGCTCTCCTGAGCATCAATGCGGAGATACTCGACGCTATCTCAAAGCTCGATGACAACGACCTCGAAGCCGTGCTGATCCACAGGTACGTCCTTTATCATACTATCGAGCAGACGGCTGAGATAATGAACTACAGTCCTCGTACTGTAAGATACAAGCAACAGCAGGCAATTAAAAAACTTTGCCTAATTTTGCCTTGTTTTGCCTCATCTGACGTGCTATAATGGTATCATAAGAAAGCGGCGGAAGAAAGGCGATCGCGCCAAACGCTTTCACCGCGCGGGAATTTGCGGTATCATTCAGACGACCCTGTTCTTTGCTCACTCCCGTGCGGTCCTGCTCTTCCGCAGACGAATCTCCTTGATACCTCGGCATGAATCGTTGTCGGGGTATTTTTATGCAGTGAGACAGAGGGGGGGAGGGACCCCTTAATGATATATGAATGTAG